TCCTCACTTAATTTTTTACCTAAATTTGCTTTACTTAATTTTTCTCTCGTTTCCTCAGAAAAAGGTTTTCTATTTTTTGCTGCTTCACTCATTTTTTCTTTTGATTCTTTAGAAAATTTAAATCCTAATTGAGAGTTTGATGAAGGAGAAATATTATATCCTATTAATGGATTACAACAGTCATATAAATCTATATAGTATTGCTCTCTTTCAATTAATTGTTCAACAGTACACTCTTCAATAATATCAAATTTAAATTTTAAAGAACCATAAGTATTATAATCTTTTTGTAAAAAACTATTATGATGATAATTTAAATTAAGTTTAGAGATGTGTTTAATTTTTCTTTTTCTAAGGTTTTTAGTACTGCCAATATAGATTTTATTATCTATTAAGTTTGTAATTTTATAAATACAGGAAATATCATTTTCCATTTTTATTTCTTCTTAATTTTTGGTAGAATTCAATAGTATTTTTTCTATCTTCCTTTTTTATTACTAATTCCCCATAGGTTTGATTTCTTATAAAATTACTTAATTCCTCTATCATTTTTACACGTTGAATATAAGAATTTTGTAAGTTCGACCAGTCATTCACCTCCCTTTGTGCATCAAGCAATGCATTATTTTTTTCAATTACTGAAACATCCATTATAATTCTATTTTTAATAGCATTTTCAGTAATTTTCTCATTTGTATCTGTTGCTTTCCTCCTTATTATTTCGTCTTTTCTTGCTGATAAAACATCTAATTCATGTTCAAGTCTATCTCTTTTATCAATAGCATTTACTAAATTATTACCAACCATTCTAAATAATTCTGCTTGTGTTTTACAAGAAGCATCTAAACTTGATTCATCTAAAATTAATAGTTCTTCAAAATACTCTATGTTATCAATCATGTAAATCTCCTTTTAATCATCATAAAAACTTTCTTCAATATAACCACATTCAGCAGTTATTCCTAAATCTTTTACTACTTTTTTTACTGACTTTTTAAACTCTAATCCTGTTTCATTATCCCCAATAGATGAATATTCCCTACCAATATATAAACCAGAATCTTCACATCCATAATGAACAGAAAGTTCACTATAATTTTCATCAATAAAATTATTTATTTCTTCTTGTAAATCATCTTCTGTCTGAAGACCTTTTCTTTTTGCTAAACTTAGTAAACCATCTTCATCTAAATATATTCCAAATATACAAAAACTTGTACTACTTGAATTTGCTACAAAACCATGTCTAATTTTCATAGTTTACTCCTTAAGATGGTCTTATTCCTGATATAATTTTAACTTTTTCTAAATCAACATTTAATTTATTTGCTATATCTTCTCCAATTTTAATTAAGTCTTTTATATCCATTTCTTCATTATATTCATAATATTCATCATATATATATTTACCAAATATATAATCATAATTACTTGATTCAACATAAATAGCCTCTATACCCTCAGATAAATCAAACTCACCTTCATCTTCATCTATCATTTTAATATTTACTTCATTTTCTTTAACACCTATTGCTACAAAACTACTGCTTGAACTATTTGCTACAAAACCATATCTAATTTTCATAGAAAAATTTACCCCCAAAATTATTTATTCTTTTTTCTGCTATATCAAAATAATTTTTTTCTTTTTCAATTCCTATAAAATTTCTATTCCCCTCCTTACAAGCTACACCTGTTGTACCACTGCCCATAAAAATATCAGCCACTAAATCATTTTCATTAGAGTGTGTCTGTATTAAAGATTTAATTATATTATATGGTTTTTCAGTTGGATGTTTAGTCTGCTTCCAACCATTTATATTTGTAGTAAATATATTTTTATAATTAAATCTAAATTCTTTATTAAATGTATAAGACTTACCTTTTTTCATAAACCATAGAATATATTCTATAGAAAAACCATAACATTTTGTAAAAGAAGGTACTGGATTTCTTTTTTGCCAGTGTAATATTTGTTGTAGTTTTATATTATTTTTTTGTAAATAAAGACCTAAAAGATGATAAGAACAAAAAATTAACATTTGCCCACCATCTTTTAATTTATCTACACATATATCAAAAAAATCTATTTTAAAATTTTTATCCCATTTTTCATTTATTGTTGTATAATGTTTATCTTTAAAAGATAATTTAGAATTAGAAGCATTGTAAGGGGGATCAAGTAAAAACAAGTCTACTGAATTATCTTCTATATTTGGTAGATATTCTAAGCAATCTCCATTAATAAGTTTAATCATAAACTTTTATAAACAAAACCTTTTTTATTTCTAAATTTACTTACTTGTCTTTTGAAAGATAATCCTTTAATTTCTGGTTTTCTATTTCCTTTTTTACTGTGAATATTTGGAATATGTTTTTGCAATCCTGATTTTTCTAAAGCATCAATAAATTCTTTGTTTGTTTCACTAAACTCCCTATTTGTTATAACTTTAATTACTTTCTTTTCTATCATTCTTACCTCTCCAAAATAATTTGATATACCTTTAAAACTAAATTTGCAAATCCAGTAGTATTATTGAGTGATTCTGAGAAAATTTCTAAGATATTAAGAAATTTTATTAAATCTTTTTCACTATTAGAATTTAAAACACAAGCTTGAAAATAATTTACTATTTGTATACGAATACTTTCAGGATTTATACTTTTTAAATCTTTTAAAATGGAAGATACTTTTTTTCTATTTGAACTACTTGGATTTGCAATTAGTTTTATTAAATTTGATACACTTTCATTTTCATAAGGTATTTCAAGCAGTTCTATTACTTCTTTCATATCAGTGCATGAAAAACACTTAGAAAACAAATTTAATGCTTTTCTTGGGCTTCCATAGGCTTCTTCTGCAATTAATGTTAGGGCTTTTTTTGGTAAAGAAGATTTTAATTCTTCATGCAATTTTAAAAGCAAATCTTCTATTTCTTCACTATCTACTTCTTTTAAATGATAACTTATAGCTCTTTGTTCTCTTATTGTGCTTGGTACTTTATTATAACTTGTAGTACAAAATATAAAATATACATATTTTGGTGGTTCTTCTATTGTTTTTAGAAAACTTTGCCATGCTTGAATACTCAAATTATGGCACTCATCAATAATATATACTTTATTATCTTCAGTAAAAGATTTAAATTTTACTGATTCATTTAATTCTCTAATAAAATCTACTCCACCATCTGTTGCTGCGTCTATTTCAATTACTTCTGAATTTAATAAATTTGCTATTAATCTGCCAAAAGTTGTTTTCCCGGCTCCTGGAAAAGTTGAATGAAACAAAAAAACATGAGGCATACCTGTTTTAAGATAACTTTTAATAGATTTAATTATTGTTTTATGTCCAATAACATCTTCAAGGGTTTTTGGCCTAAAATCATTAAGTATGTTATCTGTATTAATCAAGTATGCCTCCAAAATTATTCATATATCTCACCATAAAGTAAGTTTACACATATATCTTCTTTTTTTATAAAATCTTTTAAAATACCTTCTACTTCTTTTTTCATTTCATTTATAGTCATATCTTTTGAAAATTCATCAATATCTTTACCTATAGAAATAGCTCCATAATCAGTTCTATAAAATTTTAATTTTTCTCCTTCATCATAACCATTAGATAAACAATACCAGTATTTATCTTTAAGAGAAGTAAACTTATTTTTATCTGCTTTCATTATTTTTTTTGCTTCAGCTTTTTCAAATTCTGCTCCAATAATACAAAAACTTGTACTGCTTGAATTTGCTACAAAACCATGTCTAATTTTCATAGTTTACTCCTATTTTTTGCCCTACATATATATAGTACAAAATTTTTGAGATAGAAATCGAATTATTTTCATATTTTTTAAATTATTTTTGATAATTGAATGATTTCAATAGGTTATATACTACTTTTCTAACCAAATCCCTTCTCCTTGATAATCAAAAAAATCATTTGAAAAGAATTTCTCAACTTCTTCCATATTTCCCCAAGATTTACCAACTGAAACCTCTACACTTAATGGCACTATAATCCAATTAAAAATTGGTCTACACATTTCTTTTGCTATAGTTATAATATCTTCTTCTAAATTCTCATCAGGTATAATAAAAGTCAAATCATCATGTATATTAAATATATATTGTAAATATTTATATTTTTTTTCATAAGCTATTTTAGATAATCTATATCCTGCATCTGTTACAATATCACTACCACCTCCCTGCATTGGCAAGTTTATCAAGGCATTTTTACTTAGTGGTGCATGTCTTCTTCTCCCAGTAGGTGATTCT